TTGGCGATTTTGACTTTGAGGGGTGGCCAGATCCTATGGAGACATATTTAGCACAGCCTTGGGATTGTGCTTCGCATCATCACGCTGTGTATACCTTAAATAGAGCAACACCTTGTCCGTGGATGGCAAAGATAGGTAGTGAGTTTTACCCTGCTAAGTATCATTTTACGGTTGATTATACCGAAAGCGAGATAGCTGATGACCCTGCACAGCATAAGCAAAGTCACGTTCTTACCTTATTAGATGCCGGCGACTATACAGGTAACATTGTAGCCTTGCCAAACAACCGTGTTCGTGTTACTCATCCGGCATGGTTTGAGACTGGTGATGGCCCTCCGGATTTTAAACCATCGCAGCATATACATTACTCGAAGTCTGATTTAGATTATGTGTTGGACGTAAACCAAATTTTTGATAATATGTACGCAAACAAGGATGAGTAAATGGCCGTATCAGATAGCACAGACTTTGAACTCGACGTTGCGGAGTACATCGAGGAGGCGTTTGAACGCTGTGGTTTAGAGGTCAGAACGGGTTACGATCTTAAATCTGCCAAGCGTTCTCTAAATCTTATGTTAGCTGAGTGGGCTAATCGTGGTCTTAATCAGTGGACTATAACACAAACTACACAAGCACTTACCTCTGGAACAGCAACATATAATCTTAATACAAATGTCATTGATATCTTGTCTGTTGTTGTACGACGCAGCAGTACAGATTTTGCTATGGAGCGAATAAGCAGATCTACATATTTAGGCATACCAACTAAAAGTACAACAGGACGACCTAATCAATTCTTTTTGGACAGACAGATTACTCCTGTATTAAAAATATGGCCTACTCCAGAAAACAGCACAGACACTATTATTTTTGATGCACTAACACGTATGGATGATGCCGATACCTTTATTAATACAATGGATATGCCTTTTCGTTTCTTTCCATGTTTGGCAGCAGGACTAGCTTACTACATTAGTATGAAAAGAGCGCCTAATAGAACACAAATGTTAAAAGCAGTATATGAAGAGGAGTTTCAACGCGCGATGACTGAGGATAGAGATAGAGCTTCTTTTAATGTTGTACCTCAGTATGAATATTTTAGGAGCTCCTGATGGCTAGATTTGCACAAGGTAAACACGCTTACGCCATATCAGATAGATCAGGGTTTCGTTATAAGTATAAAGATATGCGCAAAGAGTGGAATGGATCGCTTGTAGGTAAAGATGAGTTTGAAGCAAAACAGCCACAACTTGAGCCTTTTCCTACTGTCGTTGATGCTCTAGGGTTGAAAGATGCTAGACCTGACAGAACAGAGCCTCAGACAGTTACTGTTGGTCCCGGTGGTTTTCCAAATAGGGGAGTGGCTATACGAGCAATCGCATCTGTTGGAGAGGTTACGGTGACAACATGAGCTTTACTTTTGCGACACTTAAAACAGCGATACAGGATTACTCCGAGAATACTGAAACGACTTTTACTAATAATCTATCTAATTTTATTAAGATTGCAGAAGAGCGCATACTTAAAAATGTGCAGCTTAGTATTTTTAGAAAAAACGCCACAGCCGCTTTTACATCAAGTAGCGAGTTTCTAGCGTGTCCAACAGACTTTCTTACTCCTTTTTCACTTAGCTTTACCGATGGCAGTAGCAATAAAGTATTTCTTGACTACAAAGATGTAAACTTTATACAAACGTTTACGCCAAATTCATCCACCACAGGATCTCCACGATTTTATGCTTTGTTTGATACTGACAATTTTATCGTGGCACCCACACCTAGTAGTAGTTTTGCAGTAGAGTTGCATTATTACTACAGACCAAATAGCCTTACCGCAGGGGCTGATTCTGGTGAAACGTGGTTAAGCACTAATGCACCTAACGCTTTGTTGTATGGAAGTTTGATGGAGGCATATACATTTATGAAAGGTGAGCCTGATGTCATGCAAAATTATGCACAAAGGTTTACTGAAGCAGTGCAATCGCTTAAACTGTACGGCGAGGCAAAAGAGGTTAGTGATTATTATAGAACAGGCATGGTTATGAGGGATAAACAATAATGTTGATGGAATTACCAAAAACACCAATAGTGGATATACAGACTACAAACAACAGAGGATTTACTCCAGAGGAAGTCGCGGCTCGTTGTGTGGATAAGATTGTAGAGGTTGGAGATAACGCTGCCCCTGAGATTAGAGATCAGGCTCATGCCTTTAAATCGCATTTAGAAAAAGTAATTACTTTTTACATGAAAGAAGCAATAAAATCAGATAGAACCACTGTTTGCAATGCAATAAAAAATGCAGGCCACGAAAAGCTTGCAGAAATGATAAGGAGATTATAATGGCTATATCGCAGGCAATGTGCACATCATTTAAGGTGGAACTTCTAAAAGGTGTACACAATTTTACAAATAGTTCAGGTAATACGTTTAACATAGCTTTGTATACCTCCAGTGCTAGTTTAGGAGCGGGTACCACAGCGTATACAACTAGCAATGAAGTATCAGGCACAAATTATACGGCAAAAGGACAAGCGCTTACTAATGTAACGCCTACAGCATCTAGCACAACAGCCTTAACAGATTTTACCGATGAAACTTTTAGTAATGTGACGCTTACAGCTAGAGGGGCTTTGATATTTAACGATAGTGCCTCTGGTGATCCGGCGGTGTGTGTATTAGATTTTGGTTCGGATAAATCAGCCTCATCTGGTGATTTTACAGTTGTTTTTCCTGCGGCTGATTCTAGTAATGCAATAATAAGGATAGCATAATGGCATTAAAGATTGCAGATAGAGTTCGTGAAACGACAACCACTACTGGCACAGGAGCAATAAGTCTTGGTGGTGCTGTAACAAATTTTGAAACATTCTCTGCAAATTTAAGCAATAGTGATACCACATACTATGCCATAGTAGACAACACAAACGGAGACTTTGAGGTTGGGCTCGGAACGTATGCTTCATCAGGAAACACATTAACAAGAACAACTCCTATATCTAGCTCAAACAGTAATAGTGCCGTTAATTTTGGAGCAGGAACTAAAGATGTATTCATAACCACTCCTGCATCTAAGATGGCGTTCTTGAATGCAAGTGGTTCTTTAATATCCTCCGGTGGCACATCCTTAATGGAGGTTGCAAATGATACCACTCCTCAGTTGGGTGGAAACTTGGATGTAAATGGAAATAGTATTGTTTCTACATCAAATGGTAACATAGCTATAACACCTAATGGGTCTGGAGTAGTTAGACTAGATGGTAATGTTGATATTCAAAGTGGAACTATTGATCTAAAAAACTCAGGTTCACGATCCAAAATAAACTTTTACTGTGAGTCTGGGAATGCTCACTTTCAAGTGTTACAGGCTGCGCCACACTCAGAAAGTGCTTCGAACACTTTAACTTTGCCAAGCACTGGTGGTGATGTTGATTTAGTTTCAACAGCCTCTACGGCTACACTAACTAATAAAACATTAACTACACCTATTATTGAAGAGATAGATTCTACAGGTTCTATTACATTAGATGCAGCCACAGATATTATTTTAGATGCAGGTGGAGCAGATGTAACTCTTAAAGACGATGGCACTACATTTGGTAGCTTAACAAATAGCAGTGGTGAGCTTGTTATAAAGTCAGGCTCAACACCTACAACAGCCGTAACCTTTAGTGGAGCAAATGCAACCTTTGCAGGAAACCTTACAGTAAACGGCACAACAACGACTGTGGATACTACAAATACAACTATTAAGGATAGTTTGTTAGAGCTAAACAGTGGAGCAACCTCAAACTCTAACGACTGTGGTATAGTTATCGAAAGAGGTTCAACTGGTGACAATGCCATATTAATGTGGGATGAGAGTGCTGACACATTTGTAGTAGGAACAACAACAGCCACTGGGGCATCAACAGGAAACTTAACCGTTACAGACGGAGCGTTACAGGCAGGATCACTAGACATATCTGGTGATGTAGATGTAGATGGAACGCTTGAAGCTGATGCCATGACATTAAATGGTGCAACGATTACAACAACAGCAACGCTATCAACAGGCATATCAAATGGTAATGTTTTAGTTGCAAATGCAAACGTAATTGATAATGA